TTAATGGCCGACATATACACGTCCGCTAGCCTGCGCTCCTCTTTGCGATTAAAGCCAAAGAATGGACGCGTCTTGTTTACCATCGCCGCACGCTTGGCTGCATCAGGGCGAGTAAAGTAGATAATCCCTAGCTTCTTGCTTTGTGCTTTGCCTTGTAGCGCCGAGAGCATTGATGGCCTACTAACCCAGCGATTGCCACTGCGCTCATAGCCAAACTCTAAATTAACCGTTGGACTAGACTTGCCTAACGCCTGCCTAATCTTGAGCCATGAACTAGAGTAACGAGCAAAGCCGCGATTGATGCCACGGCCTTTAGCTGTTCTGTCCTCAATGATCTCTGCACCAGCCAATACGGTTCGCGTCATAGCCAGACGCTTGCTATCGTCTATGTCCTTTTGAACATTCTTGACAACGCGTTCTATGCGTAGAGGCTTCGTGCTGATCTTAATCATCGATCGAGCCGATTAAGTGCAATAACTTCTTTTTCTTTGTTCGTTACAGTGCCGTCGTCATCAGCGTCATACTCAACGCCATCGGCAAATACGGAGTCCATCTCCTCGCCGTATCGAACCTTGTAGAAATCAATCATGCGTAGAAAGCGATCATCATCAACCCAGTTGGTTAGCTGAGGTAATGCGTACTTCCAGAGAACAAGATACGCTGCCGCTCTCGTCCATTGTGAATCCGTTAAATAGCTGGCATCCATTTCGCCTTGTATGCCTTTGCGATGCCACCAGCGATTGCGTATTTCCCGCTCAATATCTCCCTGCGCTCTCGCGTGTTCATCGGCAAACGTGTCGATGCCAAACTCTAAGATGTCAGGGATGAGATCGGTTAAATCAGTGTCTACAGAAAATGCCATTTGCTCACCACTTCACGCGTGCCGCCCAATAGATGGGATCAAATACTGTTGCGTTCTTTAGGTTGTCGGCGTGTCGTGCATACCATGCCTTTCGCATGGCCTTGCTCCGCTCTGACTCACCATCTCGCGGCGGGTATGTCCTAGCGCCCTGCGCTCCAAACCTAACTATCTTTATGGTGTCGCCTTTCTTAGCTAATACCGCGTGCGACTTCGCAGGATGATTACGCGTCCGCTTAGGTACGTTGTAATCTTCAAATCGCTCACCTCGGTAGACAACAGCCATATAAACCTCAAAGGGAAACGCCCCCGAAGGGGCGTGTGTGCTTTACTGAGCCGCGTCGAACAACAACTCAACACCATAGTCGTCATCAAGCTCGCCAACGCCGTAAATGGCAGTAGCGTTAAGCTCGAACGCTCGGAGTGATGCGTCACGCTGAGTCTCAAGGTTAAAGTCACGCTTCATAGCGATTGCGAGGGCTTCTGGTACGAATACCGCGCCTTTCGCATCGTCAGAACCGTCGATAGACACGTTGCTAGACTCGTAGATGTCGATGCCACCGATCTGGCCGACGTATGCGTTACGCATTGCGTCGTTTTGAAGATCGCCACCGTTCGGGTTTACGAAGGTGTTGGTGAGGTTCGCTTTGAGCTGGTAAGCGTGCCAAGGGTGGACAACCGCCGCCATCTGGCCACGTGCCTTGTTAGTCTTGAGAGTCGCCGCCGCTTTCATCAAGTCAGCAACAGTGATCTCAGTGCCTGCACCACCCAAAGAGGTAGAGAAGCCGTCAAACAATGCAATCAGATCCGTGTCAATCTTCGTCGCGATTGCGTTACCCAGTACAGTGCCAAGCTCCTCAGCAGGGTTGCCAGCGCCCATAGCGGCAAGATCAGTCAGTACAACCTGAGCACCAACTTCAGAGACAGTGATTGTCTGCGAAGTAGTAGACACAGTGGTTGATGACATATCGGTGCCTTCAGTCAAATCACCTGCTGTGATTGCTGGGTACTTAGGAACCTGTACGGTTTTGCCTGCTACGTTGCCGATGTCGTATCGAGTAACGAGGCCAAGCATGAGTGATTCTTCCTCGGCAGTAAACCGAGCTTGCAAAATTATATTGGCGAACAGATCGTCCAATGTTGTTGAGGTAGTAGCCGCCATGATGAAGTCTCCTATTGGTTAGCGGTTAGCTTTTTGCGCTAGCTTCATCTCACGAAACGCGGCCTTACCGCCACTATCGTAGTTAGCTAGCATTTCAGCCGCCGACATAGGCCTCGACGTCTTGCCTCCAGCCGCTCCCTGTGATCCAGCGCCGCCTTGCGATGCCTTCACGAAATGAGGGTTAGCTGTTAGGAAATCAGATACAAGCTCATCAACGGTTAGCAGTTCACCTTTGTCGTTATACCGTGGCGTCCCGTTAGTGTCGTAAACCTCTACCGAGCCATCTTCAGATAGCTTAACGGAGCCTTTCAGCAACTGACTAACTTGCTCTGCTGATACAGCGTTGTTTCTGCTTGCGGCTGTCAGTAACGCGCCATCGACTAATGTAGCCTCTAGGCGTTGTTTATAGCCCTGTATTTCCTGATCTTTCTTTTCGACAGTTGTCCTCAAGATTTGCTCGAACTCGCCGCGATCCTTCTGTTGCTCTAACTCGGCTTGTTGCCTTTCTGCCAACAGTTGACGCACCTCGTTCACGTCGATGTCCTCGTACTTCTTCTCGACTTGTCGCTTAGTGCGGGCAATCCGATCAGAGACGATTCGATCTAGCTCCTCTTGTGTAAACGTCTTAGTTTCCTGAGCTTCTTGTGTCTCGGGTTGATCCACAGCGGCCTCAGTTGCCGCATCTACCATGATCTCATCGCTCATGTAACGAATCCTCTTTCGAGTGGGTTAATTGTATCATTTTAACGTGATTTGCGCTTTTTCTTCTTTTTGTCTTTCTTGTGGTACGGCATACGTCCTCCTTAGAACACTGGCCTAAATCGATGGCGGCAGTTGTAACCGCCTGCAACAACAAACGGGCTGCCTGATCGCTTACCGCTCCAAGTGTCGCTCCACGCCTCATTGATCTCGTCAATGGTAAGTGTCTTGCCTACATACTTGTCGCAATGCTGACGCGTTTTAGCGTCATCAGGGCCATAATACTTGAATCGCTCTGCGCCTGCCTCCAGCGACATATTCATAGTGATCGATCTATCAAAATCCATTAGCCCGTCGTGTAGTGCCACCTGTGCATATCGCCCTAGATCAGCATCGACACTGTTACGTATCTGCAAGACGCTATCGGCAAAGCTCGTATTAGTCAGAGTGTTCTTATAAATCTGTGTTGCGACTTCCTCTATGAATTCTTCCCCCAGCGCCTCGAAGCCGTTAAACGTTAATTGTTGCAATTGTGACACTACTGCGCTGTCAAACTGTGCAAAGGCTGTGTAGTTGCCAAGCATAGCCTGCGCCTCTGCGGCTACTGCCGAATACTCACGAACAATGTCATCAATCTCTGCAAGATACTTTTCTTGGATTAGCTGCGAGATTTCTGTGCGTGCGTTTACTGCCCATTCCAAGTCAAACAGTTGCCCGTCGCGTAACGGTGCGCCAGACATCAATTGCACGATCTCCTGATCTAACTCAGCAAGTGCGTTTGCCAATCTGCGCTGATGTCGCTCTGCGCGTGCAATGACGGCGCGAGCGTGATCGGTATCAGCCGCCATTCTCTACGACTTCAGTAAACTGCCCGACTGCGCGTTGTGTTGTATCGATCTCATCGTGTGCTGACGCCAACAATTCATCATCAAGCACCAGATCGGCGATCTGCTTATCGACTGCCTTGATGAACGTGTCAGAGCGAACGCCAGACGCCTTAGCTTGCTGTAGAAATCTAAGCTCAGATTCATAGTCGCGGATATCAAACGAATCAGGGTAGCTGATCTCTACCTCGTGCGGATCATGCCCTTGCCATAGGCAATAGAACATCCACAGTTGCTCCTCTGCCAGCTCAAGAATGTCTGCCTTCTCTGCTAGCTTAGCATTCAACATTTGGAACTCTGTTTGCATGGCTACGCCAGACTGCGTAAGCGCTTCTGTACCGCGCACAGCGCCCATGTGAGCCATCCTGTTGATAGCCTCTATCTTATCGGTAATAGATGCCCTGATCGCATCTAGGTTCGCCCCAGACGGCTGTAGCTGATAAGGCTTTAGTCCCGCGTCACTGTCCTCACTGATATTAATCACTGCACCCGCGCCAGCACTTGCATCGGTATCAAACGTCTTGACGAGTGTCGGATGGTTAGAGATACGGATCAGTTGCTCGATCTCTGACAGCTCTTGGTAGATAGCCTGTTGCATATAGGCGATGTCAGAAATGTCACTAATACCCATGCCGCGAACAATCGAGCGATTAGCGGGTAGATTTACTGCGGGGATCTTGCCTAGCGCGTTGTCGATTTCTTCAATGACTGCTGCATCAGCGCCGTCGTAACGAATAAGGCGAATAGTGTCGCGATGCCACTCGCGGAAATAAGTGATAGTGGTTGTGCCGTCCTGTCGATCAACAGACTCGCGAACCTTCAGGTAAACAAGCTCATGCCGTCCACTTGGCTGTCGCTCCCACTTCCAGTCGTAGACGTTCTCGGGCGTGATTAGCGTTACATAGGGGCGAATGTCCTGCGCCATTTCTTCTGCGCGTGTGCCTGCATTCGACTGCGGCTTATCCATCATCAGCCAGACATGGCCGTAAACACTGCTCCAGATCTGAGCCTCGCGCATGAACGAATTAAAGTTTTGGCCGTCTAGGTTGGCGTCTTTTAGGAACGCTTCAAGATCTGCGCTGCCTTCCATTTCCGCAAAGTTACGCGTTGGATCCACACGCCACAGAAACGAGCTGTAAACGTGGATCACGTTACGA